CGGGGCGGCCGTAGCGTTCGGCGCGCTCAAGACCGCCGTGGCCATCTATACGACGGTGGCCAAGATTGCCACGGCCGTGCAACTCGCCTGGGACGCGGCGATGGCCGCCAACCCGATTGGCCTGATCGTCATCGCTATCGGCGCCCTGGTGGGCGCGCTGATCTGGTTCTTCACCCAGACCAAGATCGGCCGGGAGATTTGGGCGACGACCTGGGCCGCCATCCAGGCCGCCGCCCAGGCGGTCGCCTCCTGGTTCATGGGGACCGTGGTCCCGGCGCTCTCGGCCGCCTGGAACGTCATCAAGGCGGTTGCCCAGGCCGTGGCCTCCTGGTTCACGGGGACGCTCGTCCCGGCGCTCTCGGCCGCCTGGACCGCCATCCAGACGGCCGCCGCCGCCGTGGCGGGCTGGTTCATGACCTACGTGGCGCCGGTGTTCTCGGCGCTCGGCGGTCTCATCGCGGCAATCTTCGCGCGCATCCAGCAGGCCGCCGCGCTGATGTGGTCGATGCTCCAGCCGATTTTCTCCCTGATGTCGGCCGCCTGGTCCGTTCTCTGGAGCGCGATTTCCGCGACCTGGAACGCGGTCGGGCCGGTGATCTTCGCGGCCATCGCTGGCGCGGTCAACGTCCTGGGCGCGATTTGGTCGGCTGGCTGGAACGTCCTTAAGGCCGTGGTGATGACGGTCTTCAATGTGGTCAAGCAAGTTGTCCAGACCGCGCTCCAGGCAATCGCCGGAATCATCCGCGCGGTTACCGCCGCGATCAATGGCAACTGGTCCGGCGCCTGGAATGAGATGAAGGGCGTTGTCTCGACCATCCTGAATGGCGCGCGGGCTGTTGTCTCGGCCGCCATGAATGGCATTAAGTCGATCATCGTTTCGATTCTCAACGGGATCAAGTCCGTATGGTCGGCCGCGTGGAACGCGCTCAAGGGCGTGGTGAGCGCGGCTATCGGCGGTATCCGCTCGGCGGTCAACGGGATCAAGTCGGCGGTCATGGGCGTGTTCTCGTCGGCGGGCTCCTGGCTCGTCTCGGCCGGGCGCAAGATCATCGACGGTCTGATCTCCGGCATCCAGGCTGGGTTCGGCCGGGTCAAGGGGCTGTTGTCCTCGCTGACCGGGATGCTCCCGGACTGGAAGGGTCCGGCCAAGGTGGACGAGAAGATCCTCTACAACGCCGGTCAGCTCACGATGAAGGGCTACGAGGCGGGCCTGGAGGACCGGTTCGACTCGGTGCGCAAGAGCCTGGGCGGGCTGACCAGCGACATCCCCAACGTGGTGGCGCGCGGCGGGGACGGTGCCAGCGCGGCCAACCCGAGCGGCCGAGGCACCACCCTTACGATCATGCCGGGTGCCATCGTGATCCAGGGCGGCGGCGCCGGAGCGGGCGAGGAAGCGGCCGAGGCCATCCTGGCCGCCCTGGCCAACGCTCAGGACTGACGGGGAGGGACAGATGGCCACCACTACGGTTCTCCGGCCGAGCGCCACCAGCTCGGGCGTGGGCTGGTCCGCCGTGCCCTCGGGCACGTTGAACGGCGTCACCAGCGACGACTCGGACGCCACGTACGCGCTCTGGTCCGGGACCGGCTCGGCGCTGATCCTGCCGACCCCGGCCGACGCTCCTCCCGCCGGTGAGCGGCGCCATCAGGTCCGGCTCCGGATGCGGGGCGAGGACGGCAACGCCTGGGGCGCCGTCCGGCTGGCGAGCGGCGCGCTCGTCGCGGGGGCCGCCGCCGCTTTCCCTGCCTCCCCAGCGACGGTGAACGGTGCCTGGGGATTCGGCGTGCCGCCGGACGGCTCCACCGTGGTCTCGGCCTACGTCACCGGCCAGTCCACCGGGGTCAAGATCGAGGAGCTTTACATCGACGTGGACTCTCGGCTGGCGCCGACGTTCACGCCCCAGGTGCTCGACTCCAGCGGGACGCCCTCGGTCACGATCACCGACACGTCCCAGCCCTCACTCCTGGCCTCCAGCCCCAACCTGGACGGGCTCAGCGCGCGCCAGTTCCGCTACTGGGTGACCCTGGGCGCAACGATCGTCTGGGATAGCGGTGTGGTCTCCGGCCCGAGCGCGCCGCTCCAGACCGACCCGCTGGACAACGGCTCGTATGTGGCCCACTTCCAGATTTGGTCCACGCTCGCCCAGACCATCGCCTACGCCAGCGACGAGGAGACGCTGGCGTTCACGGTCACCGTGGGCACCGTGCCCAAGCCGGACAACCCCACGGTGGACCAGGTGGACGGCACGCCGTTCTACCACCTGAACGTCTGTGCTCCGTACGCCGGTGACTTCGACGGCGCCCAGGCGTGGATCGAGATCCAGCGGGTTGACTGTGACAAGTCGGTGACGGTGGCCATCCTCGGCCCGCTCGCCACCGACGAGTGCGCCGACTACACGGATTACTCCCACCCCCGGACGGGCCTGGGCGCGACGTGCGACCACGGCCCGGCCGCATGCTGCTCGTACTACCGAGCGCGCACCCTGGGGAGGATCGATGACCAGCTCCAGATCAGCAACTGGTCCGACGCGTTCGACACCGGGATGCCCTCGGGCCTCATCGCCATGTGGCCGAGCACGGCCGCCAGCCTGCCGACCGGCTGGCGCCGGACCACGGCGCTGGACGCCAAGTACCCCAAGGGCATCGCCACCACGGCGACCCAGCCCGGCGCGACCGGCGGCGCGCTGACCCACACGCATACCGTGCCGACGCACACGCACGACACCAGCCACACGCACACCGTCACCGGCGCCAGCGGCGCGGCCAGCGGCACCACCCCGGCGGCCGACGGGGCGACCGGCACCACGGCGATTCTGTCCAGCCACACGCACACGATCCCGACCACCGGCGGCGCCAGCGTGACCGCCAGCGGTACGGCCACCCCGGGCATCGGGGACGGGACCAACGACCCGAGCCGACTGCACGTGATCTTCATGGAGTCGGACGGCACGCCGGACGGCATCCCGGTCAACGCGCTGGCATTCAGTCCTGACACTTCACTGTCAGGCTGGACCGACTACGCCAACGCCACCGGCCGGTTCATCAAGGGCACGGCTCCGGCCGGGGACGGCGGCGCGACGGCGGCCAGCCTGTTGGACGCTCACAACCACTCGGTGGCCGCTCACTCACACACCGGGCCGACCCACCAGCACACGTCCTTGTCCCAGTCGGTCACCTCGAACAAGAGCCTGTTCGCCGGGTCCGTGCAAGCGCTCTGGACGGGTAGCCACCAGCACACGGTCACGGCCGCCTCCATCGCGGCCAGCGCGCTGGCGACCAACGCGGCCGGGGTCTCGGGCAACTCGTCGGGCTCCGGCGCCCTGGACCCACCGTTCCGCAACATCCGTGTCAAGCAGAACGGCAACGGTGCGCCTGACCTCCCCGTGGGGGTCGTGTGCGCCTGGCGCGGTTCGCTCGGTGCCATCCCGGACTTCTGGCAGCTCTGTGACGGGACCAACGGCACGCTGGACATGACGGCCCGATACCCCAAGGGCGCCACGTCCTCGATCGGCACCACGGGCGGCTCCCTCAATCCGCACTCGCACACCAGCCCCAGCCACTCGGACCACTCGACCACCGGCCACTCTCACACCCAGAGCCTGGCCTCCTCCGGCGCGGCCACGGCCGCCATCAGCAACACGGCCACCGTCGTGGTGGCGCTGGGGACGCACACGCACACGGCGCCGAGCACGAACTCCACCACGCCCACGGTGGGCTCCTCCACCTCGGGCACGCTGGCCAACACGACCACCGAGCCGCCGTATGAGGAGGTCGCGTTCGTCCAGCTCATGGAGACCCCGACTCCTCCGCCGGACCCCGAGGAGACGTGCCTGACCTGGGACGAGGACTACCACCTGATCCGGAGCGAGAACGCGAGCGGCCCGCTCTGGGCTCAGGTCGGTGGGCTCATCACCTGGGACCGGGACCGGCCGTTCACCTCGGCCACGGGCGTGATGGGGAAGCGGTTCATCACCAGCGCGACGCCGGGCGGCCGGAACTTCCACCTGACGGCGGCCGTGTCCAGCGAGGCCGAGCTGGCCCAGCTCCAGGCGGTCCTCAACCGGCCGCTGGTCTTGGTCTCTCCCAGCGACTCGGCGGAGATGTGGGCGGCGCCGGTGGCCTCGTCGGTCAAGGTCATCCGGATCGGGCGCATTCGCCAGGTCACGGCCGATTTCATCGGCACCGGGCCTCAGCCCTCGCCCCAACTCGCTGATGTGGGAGCATAACAGGCATGGCTGTTACTGACGTTCTCCGGCCGATCTCGGTCCGCAAGACCGGCGGCGGGACCGTGGTCCCCTCGGGGACGATGGCGGCTGTCACCAGCGACAACTCGGACTCCACGTACATCGATCTTGTGGAGGCCCAGGGCGGCAACAACTGGAACCTCCGGGTGGAGTCGCACACCCCCGGGACGGGCTACGGCCGCCACCAGATCCGGGGACGCATCCGCATCCGGTGCGACGTGGGCACGGTGGACGAGGACATTGACCTGGGCCGGGGCTCCGCCGACTGGATTCAATACGACACGGTCACGGCCACCTCGGCGTTCTCTGAGCAGGCAACGGCCTGGTACCAGGACACGGACTATGGCCTGGCCACCGTCGGCGCGCTCGCTGACCTGAACATCGGCGGCGGCTGGTGGGACGACTCCACCGGCGGCGCGGCCGACCTCCGTACGGCGGAGTGCTACGTCGACATCGACTGTCGCCTCCAGCCCCAGTTCTCGCCCCAGGTCCAGGACAACGCCGGGGCGAACAAGAACGAGGGCACGGTAACCGACACCAACCAGCCGGACCTCTTCATCGGCTCCGTCAGCTACGACGGGCTCCCGGCGCTCAACTGGACGGTCAGCGTCCGTACGGGCAGCGTGGCCGGGCCGGTCGTGTTCTCGGCCAGCGGCTCGGGCGCGGCGCCGACCACGGTCCCCGTGACGACCGGTCTCGATGACGGCGCCTACTTCGCCGTGTGGACGATCCAGTCCACCATCCGCTCGGCCGACGCGTTCCCGACCACGGTCTCCCACACGTTCAACGTCCAGAACACGGTCCCCCCGCCCTCTCCGCCGCTGGTCAGCGTGGCTCCCGAGGACGGCGGATACCGGGTCACCTGGGCCGACCCGGGCGGCCAGCCCTGGGACAACAACTACGTGGTGGCTGAGGTCTGGCGCGATGATTGCTACGGGAGCCAGCGCATCGCCACCGTGCCGGACGGGCTCAACGGCTCGTATCTGGACCTGGCGATTCCCCAGCTCGATCCCCAGCCGATCCAGGGCATTGACTGTGAAGTGTCAAGTCCTGCCTGTGACATCACGTACCGGGTCCGCTACCTCGGGTACGTCTCGACGTTCGTGGAGCTGCCCAGCACGATCCCGGCGGACCTGATCCTGGCCTGGCCGAGCACGGCCGGGAGCATCCCGTCCGGCTGGACGCGGGTCACGGCGCTGGACGGCGTGCTCCCGTTCGGGGCCACGGCGGCCACGGCGCCGGTGGCGACCGGCGGCGCGAGCACGCACTCTCACACGCTACCCAGCCACACGCACGCCGTGGCCAGCCACTCGCACTCGCTCGGCGGCTCGACCGGGACCAGCAACTCCAGCACCACCTCGGCGCGGTTCAACGGCGCGAGCAAGCCCCAGGCCGACCAGCCTCACTCGCACACCCGGCCGTCCTCGGTCGGCACGGCGGCGGGATTCAACACCTCCGCCACGGCGCCGGGCACGAGCGCGGCCAACAACGCTCCGCCGGTCCTGGACGTGATCTGGATCAAGAGCAGCGGCGGCCAGGCCAACTACCCGACCGGCGCGCTCGCCTGGGCGACCGAGGCTGTCTCGGGCTGGGTTGCCCACGGCGGCTCGGTCGGTCGCTACCTGCGGGGCGCGGCGGCGGCCGGGGACGGCGGCGGCACCTCCGGCGCCAGCACGCACACGCACTCGGTCAACGCGCACACGCACAACGGCGCGAGCCACGACCACTCGATCGGCGCGACCAGCCAGAGCAATCCGGCCAGCGGGACCGAGGCGGGCGACGGCTCCAGCACGCCCAGGTGGCTCCCCCGGCACACGCACCCGATGGACGTGACCAGCGCCAGCACCGGCAACACGAACAGTGTCGGCGGCGGCACCACGAGCGCGGTCAACCTGGAACCGCTCAACCGGCGGCTGTCCGTCCTCCAGAACACCGGCGGCGGCACCCAGACCCGGATCATCGGCCTGTTCACCGGCGCTATCTCGGCCCTGGACCCGCTCCTCACCTGGTGCAACGGTGGCGGCGGCACGCCGGACATGCGTGGCTGGTTCGCGCGTGAGAAGGGCTCGGACTCGGTCAACTCGACCGGGGGGAGCACGACCCACAACCACACGACCCCGACCCACACGCACGACATCGGCGGCCACTCGCATGGGACCAACGTCCTGGCCTCCACCACTACGTCCTACGAGGCGCCCTCGTTCGGTGACCTCGGTTCCTCCCCGACCACCAGCCACGATCACTCGTCGGGGAGCACGGCCTCGGCCAGCCCGAACGTGACGGCGGCGGGCTCGGGGACGACGAACACGGTTAGCCACGTCCCGCCGTACAAGGAGGTTCATTTCGTCCGGCTGGACGGCACGATCTCGGGCGGCCCGCTCCCGGTGCCGGAACTCAAGATCAGCGACTTCTCGTCGGCCACCGTGCCGAGCGTGACCTACACGGACGGGCTCGACCGGCTGGCCTCGATGGACACGATCCTGGCGCTGGCGGCCGACCGGTCCTCGTCGTTCCCCAAGCTCGTGGCCGACTCCACGCCGCTCAACGGCGGGCTCCACACGGTCAGCTCGACCCCGGCCGGGGAAGACCTGACCCTCACGCTGGCCGCCGTCGGGATCGACGCCATCGACGCCCTGGAGGCGTTGCTGGCCAATGACGAGCTGTACTGGTCCCCGCTCGGTGGGACCGCTGGCTGGTTCCGGCCGGGCGGATGGACCGTCACCCGGGGCGCCCCTAACGTCTGGGTCGTGACCGTCCCGCTGGTCCGTCAGGACTGGCCCAGCGTCCAGGCCCCGGAGGACTTCCTGTGAGCACCCCGTTTCCGTCCGCTCGCCACCAGGCGGCCCTCGCCGTGCCGACGGGCTACCGCCGGTTCATGCGCTTCACGTTCACCAGGGGAGGCGACTCGATCGAGCTGGAGCCGGTCTCGGGTTCGCTCACGGCGGACGCCACCCGGAACGGCCGCTGGGACGGCCGCCTCTCGTTCGTCGGGGACAACCTCCTCCCGGTCGGGCCGTCGGACATCCTGACCCCGTTCGGCACGCGGGTCACGGCCGAGCTGGGGAT